AGCACAATAATAGTATAAAATTGAGGGTGTAGTTGAAGTGGGTGTAAATGTCACTGTAGGTGTACCGGGATTAGTAACACCAGTTGTGTAATCAGAAGTACTAGGTGCCGTCGTAGAAAACCTAAACGGGTGACTAGATGCGTTCACATTAAAAGTATACGTCGTACCTTCATACAGTGTAAGTGTTGCCTGTTCATCACCGTCTATAAAGTATCGACCACTAGAGGCGGTCACTGTAAATGATTTATTGGATACAACTGGTTGTGGTAAAGTAAACTTAAGCATCGTACTTCGTATGAGATCCCCTTTATTTTGAGGTATACGACATTCTATAATTGTATCGTAATCTATTTCACCATCAAATGGTGTTTCTACAGCTTCAATTGAAAACTTAGTATGACGCCTAAAATTCATCAGGAAATATGAAAATTCTGGTTCACCAGTAAACCACTGGTCCTGGATACCCGTGGCAGCAAGATTTAGACGTCCAGCCATTATTACTTTATGTGAGTAAAATTTTATGAAATAAAACGACACGATAATACAGATGAATCTTCAGTTACGAAAATTCAAACCCGAAAATATGGCAGACGATAAAGTATGTGTTTTTATCGGTAAACGTAATACGGGTAAATCAACACTTGTTACTGATATTCTGTATCATAAAAAACATTTACCAGCGGGTATAGTTTTGTCAGCAACAGAAGAAGGTAATCATTATTATCAACAATATATACCAGACCTTTTCATTTATGGTGATTACGACAGGGAAGCGATTGAACGTGTTATGGATAGACAAAAAAGGTTAGTTGGTGCAGGTAAAAAAAATTGTGGAGCCTTTCTTCTTTTAGATGATTGTATGTATGATTCAAAGTTCATGAAAGATACGTGTATTCGTCAATGCTTTATGAATGGAAGACATTGGAAGATATTTTTCATGCTAACGATGCAGTACTGTATGGATTTACCTCCCGCACTCAGGGCAAATATAGATTACATTTTCATTTTACGTGAAAACATTATACAAAATAGAGAAAAGTTATTTAAAAACTTTTTTGGTATTTTTCCGAATTTTGAGATGTTTAATAAAGTGATGGATTCGTGCACGGAAAACTATGAATGTTTAGTATTGGATAATACATCTAAGAGTAATAAAATAGAAGATTGTGTGTTTTGGTATAAAGCAAAACTTAGGAAAAACTTTAAGGTAGGGGCTCCACAGTATTGGCAAACACATAAGAAAATGTTTAATCCAAAACACGGAAATATTAAAACAGGGGACCCAAATTTAGTTAAAAGGAACACACCATTTAAAGTTATAAAAAAGAAATGATACGAATTTTTGCCAGAAGAATAAGTACAGCTTTACATCTGTTCCCAGAGCCACCACTATTACCCCAATATGTACCTTTTCACAATGAAGTTATTAAGGTTACTACAAAGTTTCCAGACGATCTAGTAATTACAACAGGTGAAGACAATGGGTATCGTATATTAATAGATATATGTCATGATAAACAAATAATTCATTTAGAAAATGATATGTCTGAAAAAGATAAGATAAGAGATTTACCTAGAATTGTAGAGACGTTTGGGTATTTATATCCGTCATACAGTCTTCAGGGTGATGCGCAATAATTTAAAATGAAAAACGTATATGGATATAAATGGCAACCGACGTTAGAACAATGAACCTTTCTGATAATAGTGATGGTATGGTAGATTTAAGTGCAAATAAAAGTACAAATTTTGTGCCGAATATTACGCAAGAAAAAAATGTGAGTGAAAATAAACAGACAATGGACTCTACTTCAATTTCCGATATAATGGGTCAAGCCGAAGATCCACTCGAACCACCAATGGGAAGCGTTGACCCACGAATGACACAAATGCAAATGCAAGCTCCAATGATGGTAGCACAACAACCAGTAGCTCAACAGGCTACTGATAAAAAAAATGAATCTAAAAATCCATTCAACCTTACTGACGACCAGTTCGAAGCACTCATTGTTTCGGTGTGTGCTGCGATAGCAATTAGTAAGCCTGTACAGGAAAAACTTGCAAATTTTGTTCCATCGTTTTTGAACGATCACGGGAATAGAAGTGCAGTTGGATTAGCATCGACTGGTGCAGTCGCTGCTATTGCATTTTACATTGCTAAACGATATGCTTAAATGGAATTGTAATGTTTATACATTTTTTTACCAAATAAGAAATAAGAAATAAGAAAACCCAATAGTAATCCTACTGCGCGAAGTCCTAAGACATTTCCTGTACTTTTCGTGGTTTTACCATAATTTTTAAAATCTGTTTCGACACGTCTATTTATTCTCGCCAAACCCGCGACGCTACCCAACCCGATTAAAGTTGCCATCATTAAAAATGGAGCGTCTAATGCTAAACGACCAAATAAGTTACCACCGCGTGGTAATATACTCATCATTACGGGTATAATAACCATTATAAGGAACATATTTATCCATTTATCATTCGTAAGTAGGGGCGCACTCGAAGTTGCGAGTAAAGTATTTAACAAAATGTATGCTTTAAACAAATCACCTAAGGATTGCATTTATTAATAACATAGATTATTTATCCTGAATATGCTTACCACAAAATTCAGTTCTTTGTGGTATTTCCTGGTATATCCCGATTGAAACGCAAATTGTTCTAAGTTTATCAAATTTATCCCAAAATTCTTTAGTATGAGAATATTCATCGACGGTGCAATGTGCGAGTTCGTGTAATAATACATGGAATATCTCATTGGGTTCCCCATCTATACATAATCCAATACTACCCCCTTTGTTTACATTGTACCCTATAGATCCATTCATTCGCTGATACGCGGTAATTGGAATTTCCTTATATAACATATCGAATTCCTCATTATTTGTATCTTTTAAGTGTTCTCTGAGTGTCCTGTATTTTTTACGAACCTCTGATAATTTTTCTGGTTCTTTTACATTGATGAATATAACAATGTTTATGATAACGAGAAGTAACGCAAGTATCATTTTATTATAACTATACATAAAAAATTATAATTAAAGATACAACCAGAGTATAAAAATATGACATATGAACTGCTTCAAGAATGTCTCAAAGAACATTCTGTTTCGGATATAGCCAGGAAACTAAATATAGTTAATGGTACTATAAATAGATGGATTCTACTACGCTCCGTTCCCTCTAATTATACATTTGATTTACATAAGGTATTGAATAGGGATATAGATTATACTCATTTTACTTATAAACAGAAGGATCAGTTTTTTACTCCGCATGACATGGTAGAAAACTGCTGGAAAAAGTTTAACGAAATAGTTAAAATTAATATAAATGATTACACGTTTATAGAACCGTCCGCGGGTGATGGGAGTTTCATGAAAGTTCTACCAGATAATACTATAGGAATAGATATAGAACCTAGATACCCCGGTGTTATAAAATGTGATTACCTTTCGTGGAACCCGGATGATTTAAATCGAAAATATATAGTTTTCGGGAATCCACCTTTTGGTTTAAGAGGACATTTAGCACTTAATTTTATAAATCATTCGTATGATTTTTCGGATTACGTATGTTTGATACTCCCTCAATTGTTTGAAAGTGATGGTAAAGGATCTCCTAGAAAAAGGGTGTCAAAATACAATCTCATTTTTAGTGAAAAACTCTCTGGAATGTTTCATTCACCCGATGGAGAACACACAAAAGTTAACGGCGTGTTTCAAATATGGTCTAAATATACAGAAAACACTGAATATATGATAAAGGAAATGGATAATACATATTTAAAAATATACTCAATGTCTGACGGTGGTACAGTTTCATCGACACGAAATAAAAATATGATTGGGAAGTGTCATATTTATCTACCGTCAACATGTTTTGGAAAAGAAAATATGAAAGTATATACATCGTTTAATGATTTACCTGGGCGTAGAGGGTATGGTATTGTTTTTAATAAAGATATAGATGTTATGATTAAAAAAGCAAATACTATAAAATGGGGTGATGAAGTTAGTTTCATGTCAACAAACTCAGCTTATAATTTAAGGACTTCGTCAATTCATCAATCTCTAACTGAAGCGGTTCAGCTATAATTTTAGTGTATAAAAACTCTCCAATTTTAGAATTGTCGTCATTTTCGGATATTTTTATCGTAATACCAGCTTTTATACAATTGCTTATAGTTTTATGAGAAAAATCTAGTTTATACTGATCGATTGCCTTTTTCCTTAAATGTGGTTTTTTCCCTAA